CTTGATGTAGCTTCTCCTGCTTCAGGTGGTGTTACTGCTGCTAACGTAATTGCTGAACTTGGAAAAGTGGTAGATTTAATTCCTGCTTCACTTTATGGAAAAGAAGATTTGTATCTTTACGTTTCACAATCAGTTGCTCGTGATTATATTCGTGCATTAGGAGGATTTGGTGCTGCTGGATTAGGTGCTAACGGAACAAACGCACAAGGTACACAATGGTTCAATAACGGTTCATTATCTTTTGATGGTGTTAAAATCTTTGTTGCAACAGGAATGACTAACGATTATATGATGGCTGCTCAAAAATCTAACTTATATTTTGGAACAGGTTTACTAAACGACCAAAACGAAGTAAAAGTTATTGATATGGCTGATATTGATGGTTCACAAAATGTAAGAGTAGTAGCACGTTTTACAGCTACTGTTCAATATGGTATTGGTGCTGAAATTGTACTTTACACTCCTGCAGCATAATCATTATAATTAATAATTAAATAAAGGGTAGGTAATATTGCTTACCCTTTTTTATTAACTTTAAAAAATATAAAACTATGCCTTGCGATATTTCTTTAGGACGTGCCGAACAATGTAAAAATTCAATCGGTGGATTAAGAGCAGCATACTTCATTAATTGGGGTGATGCTACAACGGTAACATATTCTGCAACTGCAGGAAGTGAAGATGTAATAACTGCTTTAGGTGGTACACCTGTCGGTTATAAATATGAATTAAAAGGAAGTTCTACATTTGAACAAACTTTAACTTCATCAAGAGAAAACGGAACTACATTTGTAGACCAAAAATTATCTTTAAGTATTAAAAAATTAACTGTTGCAGACCACAAACAGTTGAAATTACTTTCTTATGGAAGACCACAAGTTATCATTGAAGATAACAACGGAAGTTTCTTTATGGCAGGTTTAACTAAAGGAATGGATTTAGTTACTTCAACTATTTCAAGTGGTGCAAATATGGGCGATATGTCAGGTTACAAAATTGAATTTCAAGGTTTGGAACCTTTAGCAGCAAATTTTATAGTACCTACTGCTGGTACATTAGTTAGTGCAGTTTTAGCTTCTATTGTTGAAGGTACTGTAGCATAATATTAATTTTAAAAAAATATACTATGCCTTGTGATATAACTTTGGGGAGAGCCGAACAATGTAAGAATGTTATAGGTGGAATAAGGGCAGTTTGGTTTTTTAATTATCTTAGTAGTACTGTTATAACTGTTGATGGCAACGATGTAATACAAAATGTATCAAATCCTGGTGACGCATCACTATATAAATACGAATTAAAGGGTGCATCAACTTTTGAACAAACAGTTACTTCGTCAAGAGAAAATGGTTCGTCTTTTGTAGAACAGAAATTAACTTTACATTTAAAGAAGTTATCTATTGCTGACCACAAACAACTTAAAATTTTAAGTTACGGTAGACCAAGAATATTTGTAGAAGATAACAACGGTAACATATTTTTAGCTGGAAAAGAAAAAGGTATGGAATTAACTACTTCTACAATTTCTACAGGTGCAACGATGAATGATATGTCAGGTTATAAATTAGAATTTGTAGGAACTGAATTTATTGCTGCTAATTTTATTGATAGTAACAATGTAGATGCTGTTGGATTAGAATTTATTGTTGAAGGTACTGTAGCATAATTATTATTTGTTTTTTTTTAAGAAAGGTGTACTTTAATTAGTATGCCTTTTTTGTTTTAAAACAATTTGTATTTTAATTTATTAATATAAAAAATATTGTATGATAATTTTAAGAGAACAAAATACATCACAAAGTATAACATTTATTCCAAGAGTAATGAGTGCTACAACTATTGTTTTAAGAAATGAAACTACAGGAATTGAAACTAATATAGCAGCTGATTTTTATTTATCAGATTATTATATAACAGCTACAACTATTTTTGCTTTAAAAGAAAATACATTTTACAATTTAACTATTAAAAATGGTTCTAATATAGTTTATAAAGATAAAATATTTTGTACAAATCAAGTTGTAGCAGATTTTACAGTTAATAAAAATGAATATGTAGCAAACACTACAACAAACGAATTTAAAATATATGAGTAATATATCAATAGTAAATTTAAGTGCTTACACAAGCCCTGTAATACAAGAAAATAAAAAGAACAATTACATTGAATACGGAAGTGATAATAATTACTTTCAATATTTAATTGATAGATATTTATATAGTGCTACAAATGGAGCTATTATTACAGGTGTTACAAATATGATTTATGGTAAAGGATTGGATGCTTTAGATTCTAATAAAAAGCCAAATGAATATGCACAAATGAAATCCATTATAAAAGATTCTGATTTAAAGAAAATAGCTTTAGAACGTAAACTTTTAGGAATGGCTGCAATGCAAGTTGTAATGGAAAAGAAACAAGTAAAACAAGTACTTCATTTTCCAATGCACACATTAAGAGCAGAAAAATGCAATGACAAAGGACAGATTGAAGCGTGGTATTATCATTATGATTGGACAAAAAAGAAACCAAGTGAAGAATTAAAAAAGATTCCTGCCTTTGGTTTTGGAAATGGTAATGAAGTTGAAATATATGTTATACAGCCATATGTAAGTGGATTTGATTATTATAGTCCTATTGATTATAGTGGTTCTTTGCCTTATGCTTTGCTTGAAGAAAACATAGCAGATTATCAAATCAATGATTGTCAAAATGGTTTTAGTGGAACTAAAGTAATTAATTTTAATAACGGTATTCCTTCAGAGGAAATGCGTGATAAAATGAAACGTGATGTACTTGGTAAACTAACAGGAGCAAGAGGCGAAAAAGTTATTATAGCTTTTAATGCTAATGCAGAAAGTAAAACTACAGTTGATGATTTACCTTTAAATGATGCTCCTGCTCACTACGAATATTTAAGTAAAGAATGTTTTGATAAATTAATTGTAGGTCATAGAGTTACAAGTCCTATGTTATTAGGAATACGAACAGGTGATGGTGGTTTAGGTAACAATGCAGACGAAATAAAGACTGCTACGCTATTATTTGATAATATAGTTATAAAACCATACCAACTTGAAATAATTGATGCTATTGATGAAATATTAGCGGTTAATGGTATATCATTAAAATTATATTTTAAAACAATACAACCATTAGAATTTGTTGATATTGAAGGTATGAATAAAGAAACTACAGAAGAAGAAACAGGGGTTAAAATGTCAAAGCATTTAGATGAAATAGATTTAGATTCTTTTGGCGAAGAAATAGATTTAAACGAATGGGATTTAATAGATAGTAGGGAAGTTAATTACGAAACAGAACAAGAATTAGATGCCGAATTAAACGCTTTAAACAAACCTAAAAAATCAATATTAAGTAAGATTTGGCACTTTGTAAGCACTGGAACTGCAATTCCTAATGCAAAAAGTGAGCAAGATGGTGCATTATTTAAGTCAAGATATAGATATAGTGGAGATTTAAAAGAGAATAGCAGACCTTTTTGTGTTAAAATGCTTAATTCTAACAAGTTATATAGAAAAGAAGATATACAAAAAATGAGTTCTACTCCAGTAAATGAGGGGTGGGGTGCTAAAGGTGCTGATACTTACGATGTATTTTTATACAAAGGAGGTGGTGCTTGTCACCATTTTTGGACTCGTGAAACATATAGAAAAAAAGTTGATGTAAACAACCCTTTAGCAGAAGAAATTAGTCCTTCAAAAGCAAGAAAAGAAGGCGAAATATTGCCAACAAACAGTCCTTTAGTGTACGAAAAACCAATTAATATGCCTAACAAGGGATTTTTACCTAAATAATTATAAGATATGGCACAAGGATTATTTATTTCAACAAATGATATAGTTAAATTCACTAATTTAAATGGTAATTTAGACCCTGATACATATACACAATATATCTTTCAGGCACAACAGTTACATATTCAGAATTATTTAGGAACAAAACTATATAACAAGATTAATGATGGTATTGTAGCAGGTAATTTAGCAGCACCATATACAACACTTTTAAGCGTATATATTAAACCAATGGTAATACATTGGGCAATGGTAGAGTTTTTACCTTACGCAGCTTATAAAGTAACGAATAAAGGAGTATTTAAACATAGTTCTGAAAGTAGTACATCTGTAGAAAAGAATGAAATTGATTTTTTAATTGAAAAAGAACGTGATGTTGCACAAAGTTACACAAATAGATTTATTGATTATATGAGTTTTAACCAAGTTTCTTTTCCTGAATATAATAGTAATTCAAATGCTGATGTATATCCTGATAAAGATACAAATTTTACAGGATGGGTACTATAAAAGAAACATATAAACCGAAAGAAGTAAACGTAAAGAAATTAGAAATTTTTTTAAATAAATTACAGAATGGCAAATAGTATAGGTTGGGGTCAAGGAGCAAATAACAATAATATAGGTTGGGGACAAGGTGCTTTTAACAATCTTATTTCTTGGGGTAAATCACATTATTCAAGTTATAGTGGAGAAACAGATATTGTAGGAAATGAGGGCGGAATAACAACTAATTTTACAACAAGAGTTTTATCTGATACTGGTATATTTGAAGCACAATCTTGCTTATTAACAACATTAACAAATTTAGATAGTATATGAGTTTATTAGATAAAGCGTCGTTAATAGTAACGCCAAACGCTTATAAAGCAAGTAAATTATATTCAGTAATTCCAAACACAACATTAGGCGATATGACTGTTGTTCGTGCTACAACAGCAACAAGAGTTAATAGTTCGGGTTTAATTGAAAGCGTAGCGGTTAATGTACCACGTTTAGATTATTTGAATAGTGCTTGTCCGAGTATATTAGTAGAGCCACAAAGAACGAATGTACAGACATATAGTGCGGATTTTAGTAATGCTATTTATTTAAAAATAGGAGCTACAATTACTACAAATACAAACGTATCGCCAGACGGAAATACCACTGCTGATAAATTAGTAGAAGAT